GTGAAAAAAGTTCGCACTCTTATCACCTTTCTTCGTGTGAGGGGTAAAATTATTTGATTTTTGAGAAGTTTTTGTCTTTAAAAAACTCTATTTTACTTCTAAATTTGTTCTCAAGAACGTCCCCTTTATGCGATATAATAAAGACATTACTACCATCGTCAAGCGTATCGAGTATTTTTGTTAGGTTATCCACCCCATCGATATCTAAACTTGAATCGAATGTTTCATCTAATATTAATAGATTTGATGCTGCACTGTTCTTCATTTTAGCTATCTGTCTCCAGGTAAAGAGAAGAGCCAAGTCAATCCTTTGTTTCTCTCCTTCTGAAAAAGATGCATAGTTAAATGAATCACGATGTCTTGACCTTATTGTTTCATTAAAGTTTTCATCTAAATGAAACGATACAAAGAAGTCAAGTACTTGCAAATATTGATTGATTAATCTATTCATCACTGGTAAATATTGCTTAATAACTTTAGTTTTAATACCAGTGTCTTTAAGCATTTCACCTATGACTTCATTATAGGTTCTTTCTTCTACATACTCGAGTTTCTTTTCAGTTGATGTATCTTTCTTTCTTCTTAACGAACGTAGTTCTTTCTTAGCCTTTGATACATCTCCTGTTTGTCCTTGTAGACTATTAATCTCTTTCTGTATCTTATCAACTTCTTTTTGCAGCAATGCAATAGCATCATTATTACTATTTATCTTTCCTTGTTTTTGACGCAATGAATTAAGACTATTTGCTACATTTTGCTGTTCTGATTTAAGTTCAGCTATATTCTTTGATAAGTCAGTTTTAGCCTTTTGTATTTCTTGTGCTTTATCTTTTATAGAAACTATTTTAGATTCTTTAAGTTGAGTATCTATATCTTGGTCACATGTAGGACATTGGTCATTTTCTTCATAGAATCTAGATTCATCAACTAAATCTTTTATCTTATTATTGAATTGCATATCATACGAATCCAATTGAGACATTTTCTTTATAAGTTGAGAACTATGTTTTTCTTCTGTATTAATAGATGCTGTTAGATTCTTACCAAGTTCTTTACTCTGTTCAAATAGTTTATTAATCTCTTCTTTATGTACATCAATAGAATCTCTTTTATTTTGAACTTGGTCATCATTAAGTTCTTGTAAGTCTTTGATATACTTACTTTGAGAATCCATCTTTGTTTTAAGCAATTCTATTTGATGGCTTATATCTGTTAACTCATCTTTTATCTTTGTATTACGCTCTTTTAATAGCATATTCATCTTAGAAAAGATATTAATATCTAATAAGTCTTCGATGATATTTCTTCTTGACCAAACTGGTAATTGCATAAATGGTATAAACGAAGATGAACCAAGTACTACTACCTGGTGAAAAGACTTATGATTAAGCTTTAAGATATTTTGTTCTAAGAACTTTTGATAATCTCTTGCATTTGAAGCCTGGTTGATAAGATTACCATTTTGATATATCTCAAACTTACCTGGCTTTATTCCTCTTACAATTTTGAAGTCATGGCTTCCAATTGTCATTTCAACAGTCACTAATGTTTTCTTCTTATTGATACTATTAATCATTTGGTCTTTCTTGATATCACGATGTGGTTTACCAAAGAGACCGAATGAAAGAGCATCAAGTAAAGTAGATTTACCTGCGCCATTCTGGCCTACGATTAATGTTGTTGGTGTTCTATCTAATTGTATTTTTATAGGGTCACTTCCAGTGGAAAGGAAATTCTCCCACTCACATGATTTAAAATGTATCATACTACCTCTAAGTTTTGTGCTTCAGTATATAGTTTTCTTAATTCAACCTTTAGATGTTCTTTATCTAGGTCAGTATCTACAGCTTCAACATAAGAGTCTAGAAGTTCATTAGTATCTTCCAGGGATATTTTCTCGTCTTCTACGCTTTCTCCCAAATACTCTTCAAAGCTTTCTGCTATTTTGAGCTCATATGTTTCTATATTCTGTAATCTATCAATAAATTTATCGAACATATACAGGTCATTTTTATTTATAACAATCAGTTTAATGAAATGTTTTTCATATTGACTTACATCTACTTCATCATAATTAGTTTTAGAATCATCATATATGACTTTCTTAAATATTGTTATTGGATTTCTTACAGCTTCTATTTCTCTTGTTTCAGTATCAAGTACATGGAAGTACTTAGGGTCATCAACATCTGCCCAAGTAAATTCCATTTGTGAACCAAGATACGTAACGTTTCCTTGACTTGATTTTGTATGGAAATGTCCACTTAATACTAATTCAAATCTACTAAAAACATCAGCACTCATACCATGTGGATTAGGCATCCCTGCCATCATGTCGAATCCTTTCAATTCCAAATGAGCACCAAGGATTGGAGCTTTACAATTAAGAGCCCAATCAGTATATTCTTTATAGTTTGCGTTATTAATCCAAGGTATAACTGCAACTCCAAGTCCATCATAGTCAAGAACTGTTGGCTTCATTACAATATTAACGTTTGTTGTAAAATAACCTAAGAGTTCTTTGAGGGAACAGAGTTCATTAGTATTCTTAAAATAAACATCATGATTACCGGGAATAATATCCATAGTGATACCAGCATCACGCATAGGCTCAAGAAAATGTTTGCGGTTCTGATTAAGAGCCTTGAAATTAACAAACTTCCTGTGTTCATAATAATCACCTAAGTGTAATATTTGTTTTATATTATGTTCTTTTAGATAAGGAAAAAATACCTCTTCATAAAAGCGTTCTTGATACTTTAAGAAAATATCACTGCTATTCCTGACACCGCAATGAGTGTCATTCAATATAGCTACTTTCATAATGCTTGTCCTTGCTTTGCTGCTATAGCATTTCTAATTAAACGTCTTTGAGCTCTTTCCATTCTTCTATGAGCGAGTTTAATCCTATTCATTGATGCCATTATTTTCTTGACATGTGGTTTTCTCTTTTGAGCATGACGAAATCTTTTTGCTGAGATAACGTTGTTTCTATTCTTTTGCTTTTGACTCATTTTTTTCATGACATAAACAGCTCAAGTTTTTCTTTCTCTCGCTTCTTCTCCTCTTTTGCAAATTTCTTAATAGCATCATCTTTAGTACGTACTGTACTGATTCTTTGTCTTAATGTATCTACATAAGCCATTGTTTGTTCAGCACCTTCGTTATCCATACCCATTGCAACAAAATCTTCTATACCCATCTTTTCGATGAATTTAAATTTAATGTCTTGTTGTTTCTTCTCTTTTGTAATTCTACGTATAAATGCAAAATAACAAATTTGAGTAAAGTATGAGAATGCGTTAGGCTTACCTGTTCTTGTAGCAGTTTCGATATTGTAATTACCAATTGCTCTTAAACAGTTTTCAACGGCATCCATAACCATTTCTTCACGATAAGTATATCGAACAAAGTTAGGTCTATGGGATAATCCTTCAGCAATTCTTATAAAGCATTTTGCAATATAATCTGTCACTGTTGGAACTTGTTTATTGTTCTCTCTTGCTGTGTGTGCTTCAACTGCATAGTCCATAACTGCTTGAGAGAACTCTTTGTTATTGACGTAATGCGGCTTTTCTTTAGGCTTTAGTTTTTGTGCCATAATTTATCTCCATAATATTATATTATAACATATTTTCACTTAAAAGTAAACATAATTTTTTTCATTTTTTAGTGAAATAACCGTTTACAAATTCACAAAAGTATGATATAATAATATAGTATCCGGGGAGGATAGAGGTATACTAAATTAGTGTATAGTTCTCTTCTTATCCAGGTCCGGTATACCGTCTTCAGCATATTCATTAACCAAGCGATTCTCATATTCTTCTAAGATTTCTTGGTCTGTTTTAGTTTGAACAGCTTCGACTGGTCTATCCATTTTAAGAGCAAATTGCACATATGTTTCTTTGATAGACTCTGCTATAGGAACATGCTGTATTATATTACTCTTAAGTACTTTAAATTGTTTTGCTTCGCTGAAAGGAAACCAAGAACTAAACTGCATTCCACCCAGTACACTTGGATGTAATTTAACTGGTCTTTCTACTATATAATTATCGTCATTCGTTACTGCAACGAGTCCAATAATTTCCTCGCCATTCATCAGTTTAAAGTGTCTTATATTTAATCCTTCCATATTATATATTTATATCAAACATTTTGTAATTAAATCTTTCTTTTGAATATATTTTAATTCTTTCAGCGGCATGCTGTAATGTATAATTCTTTTGTGACTTCCAGTGTAAGTCATCTGCTATATCATATATCTTTGTATTCTGTCCGTCAGTACTCTTTCTCAA